ATTTCATCACCTTAAATTTAGTACATTTAGGGGAAAAAGGATATTCTCTATAAAAGTCAGCCCAACGATGACACTCAGTCATTGTATCATATGTCTGTTCAACATACAACTTGGGCGGGTCACTAGAAAGTAAAAGTACTGTTAGAACGTATACGTACATATTATCCCCATGCTAGTAGAAAAGCAGTTATCTCTTTTCTATCTTTAAATCTAAACATATCAAATGATATTCTAACACCGCATTTGGATTTTTGACACCACTCTTGTACCGGATCTAAATCTTCTTCCCGTAATCCAGTTGGAGTAATTGCACCATGATCATATACTATGTTGGCACGTAATATAAGTGGCTTCATAGGATCTTCATACCAAAATAAACGCTTCGTGCGCATCATTTCTGTAACTCTCTCAGTCAAACGGTTAATATCTTCTTGCTTCATGTCCATTTTAATGCAAACCAAGTAGCATGTGCTTCTTGATAAAAGATAAACACTGTGTGTTCAGGTGCAACAAAATCTCCGCTCCAATCTTGATACTTTGCTTGATTGTATTGAAAATCAAAATCTTTATGTTGGATCATTCCAGCCTCACGCATCTCCTTGACTATCGCAATAATCTCAGAGGGTTGTTTGTACTGTAATACAATTTCTCTTACCATTTTAACTCTTGTAACAAGGATCCAACCTCTTGTACATCCTTTTCTAATTTTGAAAATTTAATAGCCCATTGTACTGGATTTATATAGTCATAAATCATTTTGATTAAATCTTCTGGTAATTCATCTAAAAACTTTTTGCCACCTTCACTATGATACAATACCCATGGACTTATTTTTCCGTTTGTGATAATTCTACATATCTTATTTCTATTTCCATAACGCAAGTAATGATTTGGTTGTAGATTTTCTTCTTGTGCTAAATCCAAACAACTCTCTACACTACGCTGAACTGCATCTAAGGGATTTTCTGTTTTTAAGTAATCAATCAAATACTCGGTATAGTGTTTATCACTTGTCCAACTATCAATTTTAATATTATTTTTTAAATAGTAGTCAACTAGTCTAGGCACATTAAGTGCATTAATTTCCAAACAATAGTTTCCAAATTTTATAAAAGCAGTATAGTAAGAAGATTTAATAAATTCTTCGTATGTTTTATCTTTCTTAGCCGCGCTGTGTTTTTTGTAGAACTGGACAAAGCTTTGAAAACCTATTTGATTACCTCTACGGTCACGTTCTACCCAACGATGTTTGTATTCGCAAATGTGTTTAAGCATTGTACTTTCTCTAATGAAGGTACGTTTGCAAAACTCACATCCAAATTCAATTTCCGCAGTCTTTTTCATATTCACTTATTTGTTCATCTGTAACAACTTCATTCAATATCTCTATATCTGAAACTTTCAGATTAGGGAAAAGTTGTGCCAGTTTATATTTTCTTTTTTGAATCCTAGTAAATTCTTCACTGATTTCTGACAGCACTTCTTTTTGAGTGTTTGGATAGACTTTAGCAAAGTAATCTTGTATTTCTTTTGCTTTAGCTTCCTCTAAAAGCAATGTATAATTTCTTTTGATATGAGGGATCCATTTGTGAAATTGTTTCCCCATACCAGGACTGACAGCACACAACATTAACCATTGTAATTTATTGTGTTTAGTTATGTTTTCATGAAACATATTTTTATTTGCAGTATAGTCTGTATTTTGTAAGTAGTAACGCTGTAGATCCGATACACCTGACACTGTACTAAGCCAATGTAGCAACATGAATGGACTGAATCCTTTTTGCTGTTCTGTCGTTAACCGATCAAAGAATCCATAGTCTTTTTTGTCTAATGCTGCTAGTGCATCAAACAATGGGAAGTCTATATTTGTAAATTTTTCTTCGGCTGTTAACTTTTGCTTACTCATTAAAATGCCTGTTTATAATCAACAATCTCGCAGTTCCTACTAACCTCTTTAACAAAGTAAACGCATCTAGGCTTCTCAGTATCTTCTATTGGCACACATAGAAATTGACCATTCTTTAATCTAGGAGCATACCAAACTACGTCATGGTATATATCCATTACTTCTATATCACAGAATGTAGGTTTAAAACTAGTCAATGGATTGAATTCAAATGCTTTAAATCCACGATCATTGATACTTGTCAATGGTAATGTTTCTAAATCTCCCAACTCGGGTTCACCAATAAGTATTTGCCATTCAACTGGCATCTTAATAATTTTATCGTCAATACGCAATACCAATGCAGGACTGTTGAAGCTTTCTAAGAATATTAATGGTATATAGTGATAGTCTACATTTGCAGGATTACTATTATCCAAAATAGCAAATCTCAAATCATCAATTTCTTCTGGTAATGTTTCTAAGTTATATACTGTGTTGTCTAAGGTTAATATTTTCATGTTGTCATTGTATCATTTATACTGTAATTTTTCAATACTAAATGGATAGTTAGCCTCACGATAAAATTCTTTACGTTTGGTTAAATGTCGTTTACTGAATTTGCACGAACTTGTTATATCCCAAATTTGTACAAAATCTTTGTCCTCTGCTTTTCTAATACCTCGCCCGATACTTTGGATGACTCTAACAAAACTTTTACCAGGCTCTACCAAAACTAGGTTAAAGATTCTAGGGATGTTGATGCCCACAGCAGCAACACCATAAGTTGCAACAGCTACTTTATCGTCACTAGTAGCAAACTCATCATATTCTTCTTTTCGTTCTGTAAGTTTTGTTTCTCCGCTTACAAATACTGCATCAGGTAATCTATCTATTAGTTCTTTACCTGCATTAACTCTGTCTACTAACACAAGTGTGTTTCCTGTTTCTTTTACATTGAGTATTAACTGTGCGATTGTATCTAATCTAGTTTTATCCTCAAGTAAATGCTTTAGTTCACTTTGATAGTTTGTGAATTCTACATGGTCTTGTAACTGCACAATGTTAACGTGACAGTTCGCAAGTACACCTCTATCCTGTAATTCACTGGCTGCAAGTTTGTTGATTACTGGGCCTATGCTTACAAACAATGATTGACTTGCAAACTGTTCTTTTGGTATTGTTCCTGTAAGACCCCATCTGATTGGTACATTAGCAAATAATCCTGTCAACATAGTTTTGAGTACATCTGCTTTTGCTTGATGCACCTCATCAATGATAATACAGATTAAATCTTCCATAAAGGTTTGAAGTTTTTCTGCGTTATCTATATCATCTTTGTTTTTTACTAAGTAATTTAAACTTTGCCAAGTACAAATTGTATGTGTATGGCCTAACTCTTTTCTATCACCAAAATAAACTCCTACATCAAGACCTAAGTTAATATAATCTGCTTCAGTCTGTACTACTAGACTTTTGTTCGGTACAATAACTATGCTTCTTCCATAGTTTTCTATAGTGTGACTGAGTGCAGCAGTCATAATTGTTTTACCTGCTCCCGTAGCAACTTCTTGCATACATTGTGGATTAGATAAAAAGTTATTGACGATTTCTATTTGATAGTCACGTAATAGAATAGGTTGACCTGCCATAGTATGACCTTTTGGCCAAACCTTATGAGAAAACGTATCCTCGGACACTTGAGAAAAATCAAACGAATGGTTAACTTCACGCAAATCGTTTAGTTCAATTTCGTATCCTGCCCCATCAACATAAGGTATAATCTTATCAAGTAGATTAATAAAAGTACTACCGCCCAAACTGAAGTAGCTTACTTTACCGTTCCATCTACCAAGTTTAACAGCAGGAAGGTACCTAGCTCCTGGTACCTCGTACTCAAACATTTTCATCAGCGACTTGCGCTCTCCTAACTCAAGCCCTTCTATCTTGCAATTTACTTCGTCTTTTATAATTATTTTACATGATTTCATTTTAACTCTATTGGGCTTGAATTTACTAAGGTTATCACCTTTGATGCGTAAAAGGTACCTGACATAAAGGCACTATAAGATGAACTTGATCGTATCATTACCGGCATGTTGTACTTATTAGGTTCTACAAATTTATCTGTATTACGATTATTAACTTTGTCGATAGGAAAATTTAAATGTTTTTTTAATTGTTGATCATAATTTAGTGCATCCAGTGAACTGTGTAATACTGCCGCATAAATTACATAATCACATTTTATTTTCCTAAGTTTAACAGCTAGTCCTTCAACATCAGCAAGTTCATGAATTACATTTCTATGGATAGCAAATTTTATTTCATCTAATGTGTATTCATTTTTTAATTTGTTAATTACATGTTCGCTAATCTTAATTCCATATGATACAAGTAATGATATTGTGCTTAGGTCAGTATTTAATTCAATATCTTTGATTACTCTTGCAAGTGGTTCATTTAAATTAAAAATATACAATCTATCATTACATCTTACTAGTGTTGGATCCCAGCAACTGTTCTCATCATGTATGCTAATTTCATCAATAATATTTCTTATTGTATCACAAAACATTACAGTATCATAATGTTTCATTACACATCCTATTGCCAATTTTAGTTTATACAAACCAAACTCAGTATTATAAAATCTTTTTTCTCTATTCCAAGTCATTATGGAATGATCTCTGAACTCTTGCACGAATGATGCTTTATAGGGACATTTTAAAATTAATTCCCCATTTTCAATACTGAATTGTGCTTGTGTATATTCTGGGCTACTCTGTATTACGGTGAGTGTCCAAGGCAATTCAGATAATTGTTCAGAATCAAATTGGTGTTTACCCAATTGTGTCTTATACTTCTTGACAACTTTCTTAAACAATGCCACTTGGTTACTTGTGATAGGCTTTCTAGATAATACGTTAGCTACTTGTAGATTGTAAAAGAACTTTTGGTCATATCGTGACAAGCTGACATGATTCAACATCAAGTCCAAAACTTCTTCGGCATTCAGTAATCTATTCATACGTTAATTATACTACAATAAAAAAATATTGCAATGCAAATGGCGAATGGGAGCCGAAGCTCCCATTGCCTAGTTGAGAAAATTAACCACGCTTCATACAAGTAGTGCTTGCAAGATTTTTCCAGTTGGGGCTAATCTTAACCAGATCAGCAATCTTCAAACACATACGCAAACTCAATTCATGCAACTTAGTTTTGTTATCTTGCATGAAAGCAAAAATTTCTTCTGCTTGACCTTCTTCAAAATTGTAGTCTTTGAACAGACCACCATCGCTATCACGATGTACTTGTTTGATACGCAACATCTTGTCACGCTCCGTATCAATCGTCAAGTCCAAAAAGTGACAACGACTCTGCAATGCCTCAAGGTGATCTTGCAGTTTCTTAGACTTCACATTCTCAAACTTCAAGTTTGTGATGAAGATAGCAGAACCCTCAAAGTTAAACTGATCAGGGATACCCTCACGGCGCAGCATAGAACTATCACTGTTCCAGCAAATGCGTCTACGCTTACCTGAATCTAGTGCTGCCTTAAGAATGTTTAGTGACAGGTCATCTTGAAATACAGAATCACAATCATCAAACACCAGTACATTTTTTTTGTCAGAATATTTGTACAATTGTGCATACAAACCCAGTGCAGTCATTGCACCTTTAACAATCTCAAAACGAACACGCTTGCCTGCAAGCTTGTCAAACATGCTAGCTTTTTCTAATTGAGTTTCAACACCGAATGATTTACCTACACCTGGAGGACCTGACACAATCATAGCCCGAATATCGCTATTGATTGCTGCCTTAGTCATTTCATCAAGAACTGCAAAACGGGTAGCAATGCGATCCATTGCTTCTTCATCAGTCTCTACTACTTTAGTTTCTTTTGCTTTAAAAGCAATTGCGTTTTCGCTCACTTTAGGTTCTCCGTCTACAAATACAATATCGTTAATAGAATCAACTTTCACTTTGACAACATCAATTGCAATGTCAAACTGACCGTCATTTTTTACAGTAATATAGTTACCTTTTTTACCTGTCTGAAAATCTTTCACAAGTGTGAATTCTTGATTGACTACGGGCTTGTTGCGATATTCACCGAATTTGACAAGAATCGTACTCATTTATTAGCTCCTAATTATCAAGTTATGTGACATTATACATGTAACCTAATTTATTGTCAAGTGTTGCAATTGCTCTAATGTAAGTATTTCCACCTGAACGATGATATAAATTTGTTTCACTTGTTGTCAATTTGACAGGGCTATCGTAACCTAAATCTTCATAGATTTTTTTAAGTGTTGCTAAAATTGCATCAGCTTTTAAGTCACTTATCATAAATGAAACACTTCTACGGTTCTTGTCAAATTTAGAAGTCTTGTCAGTCCAGCAACCTAAATATCTTGCATTATTGACATCTAGTGCAATTTTGATAAGTTTTCTTGCTGTTTTTGTGTTTGGGGTATTCATATAGCTCCTAATCAATCACTTAATAAAGCTATTGTATACCCGTACGGATTTATTGTCAATGTTTCAAAAATAGCAACCTAGGGTTGCAAATTTTGCAATAATTTAAATCGTCTTTTGTAAGACTTAGAAACTTGCCGCTGAGTGTTACAGTCCCAAACTCACAAATAGACTGGAACAACTCTAATAGGTCATTTTCTTTAAGAATCTGAATACTATATAAATTTTTGTTTTCATCATTAAACCAAAATACATAAGAGCCTGTGGACTTTGCACTCCTATACAATTTAGTCAAAAAATTTAATCTTTTAACACCTACGCTTGTATCTATTTTTTCATTTGATGATTCAATACGTAACTTGTCAATTTCTAAATCGTAATAATAAAATTCAGGTAGTTTATAAATCATACCCATATATTTTTCTGGGTATTCGTTTGTGTAACCTTTACTGATATAGTCTGAAAGGTCTTGTCTAAATTTGCTTAATGGTTTTCCTTTTAATGAACGCACCATTAATTTTTTACTATAGTAATCACGAATTTCTTTAGCCGTATCGTAATCTACCTGAACGACGGCATCTTTAGTACGAAACTCTTTTGATCTGTAATTAGCACAACTTATGGCTAGGCTGTCAACAGGATCTTTTCGCATTTGATCTTCATCTCTTTCTATTTCGTTAAAAATATCATCAATTGTGGCTATGTTGTAAACTTTATTACTAGTAACTTGTAACAATCCTGCACCTTGATGTTGATAACTCATAATGTTACATCTTCCATTCCAGCAGTTCTAAGCCTAACAATGTGTCCCATCTGCCATTGTTTGGCATCAAGACCTTTAAGTACACCCAACCAACGATTACGTAGCAATGCTACTTCGTTGATTATAGTTTCAAAATCAATAACTTCTTCTTCACCGTCTACATACTTTTCAGCATCACGGCTAGTTAAGACTCTATTATACGCCTCAAGATATTTTTGAAAATGAGTTCGGCGAATCTTGCGCAATCTGATGTTAAGATAATTTAACACAGCCTCAATTTCTTGAAGCTGGTTAAATCTATGCTCAGTGATACCGGGTAATGCTGAAATATTTTTTTCAAGATTTCCGTATATCTTTACATCATTTTTAGCCTGAAGTAATTCATTATCATAGTATGATATGAAATCTGGAATTACAGATAAATCAGTTGAAACTTTGGTGTACCAAGTCATAATGGTCCTAATTAATAACGTTCGTAATCGTCATAGTCATCATCATAGTCGTCCTCTTCTTCATCCTGCAGACTACGATCATCAAGAAAGAGTAATGCTTTGGCAATATCTTTATCGCCTCTGAATTCCTCTTTTATTTCACTAGCCTCATAATTATTTTCCATCAAATAATTTACTAGTGTTTCTGCTGCTTCTTTTCTTTCATTTAGGTCGATATGCATACGCAATGCTTCCCAAACTTCTGCAATAGTATCTAAATTTGTCATGCTGCCTCCTCTTCAACATCAGCAACATTACTTAGCTTATTTGTTTGATTTTTACTAAACTCGGCCATTACCTTATCTAAGCATCCATCTTCATTGCTTTCCCAACCTTTACGGAACATCTTCAAAACTTCTCCGTCATTGGTTGTATATGCAAGACGATTACCTTCTTTAGTAAGCATGCCATGTTTCTCAAACAAGTCAAGCAATCCACTATATGGATTCATACCTGTTGAATATGGAATTTTAATTTGCAGTGATTCAAATGGCTTTGCATAACGTGTTTTCATAATCTTACATGCAGCACGAATACCATTTACTTCTGTAACCTTATTACCATCTTCATCTTCTTTGAGTTTCAACTTCTTCATTGCAACAACAATACTTGATGCATACACAAAGCCTTGACCACCTGAAATTTTATCATCAGGATCAAACATATCTTGTGATGCATAGGTGTGATTAGTTGCAACCATACCAATGTTCAATGCACCGAACATGTTTACACAGTTACGAACAAGTGCGGTAAGTGCTTTGGGTTTACGACCCATGTCACCCTTCATATCACCTGCATCAAACTGATTAACATCAGTTGGTGTCAACAACATTCCCAAACTGTCTATGATGAACAATACTTTTGGTCTATCTTCAGGTGACAATGTTTTATAGTCAGCAACAAATTTACTGACAGTTTTGGCTACGTCATCAATCATAGCCATGTTAAGTTTCAGTAACTTTTCTTCACTAGTGTCAACTCCTAACGCTTTGAGCCAATCTTCGTCCAAAGCGTTTTCTGAATCAATAAGTACCACAAAGATACCTTGTTGCTGAGCATGGCGTACCAAGTTCCCAGAGCAGATGTAACTCTTACCGGAACCAGATTCGCCAGCAAATACAGTGACTTTGCCAAGAGGCACGCCTTTGCTAAAATCACCGCTAATAAGATAATTGAGTGCATAATTTCCTGTACTGATCCAGTCGGTAGGATCATTAAAACCTATACTAAGCCCATCAATGGACTTAGTTATTTCTCGCCTAAATTTACTCACATCAAACGGTTTAACCATTCAATATTCTCTCTTTCATATAATTTAAAAGTTTTTCTAATTCTTGAATTGTCATATCCGATTTAAGTTTGTTTGCTCTCCATGAGATTACAAAAACATTCTCAGGTACATAACCCAATTCGGGTATTAACTTATCAAGAGTTGCCTTAGCAGGGTCACGTAAATGACCATCTTTGCCTCCCCATGCATAATTAAGTTTAATACCTAGTACAGGACAATATTCAGGCTGTTCAATTTGTTCTAATGTTATATTAAAAGGGATACCTTTTTTCCGTGCTGAATTTTTTCTTTGCCTTAATTGATAACTCAAGGTATTTTCAGATGAACGATATCTATCTCTTTCGGATTGATAAAGTTCCATTCTGGAACATTCTACACATGTATAAGTTGAAACAAATCTTTCTGCTATATGTCCTCTTTTGCATGGTTTGTTAGTAGTGTAGGTTTGCATTCCGTTTGCTTTGGCAACTTCTCTTTCAATGCATTTAATCCTAGACATAATTAATTCCTATTGTTTTGTAATACGATACACGCCATTCGTTTTCTTGTCAATGATTTCAGGGCACCGTTCAGCCATATTATCAATATCCCAATCATTTGGGAAATGTCTTAGTGCTGCTCTTGCCCGATCTCTAACAATGCTAGGAACTCTTGGTGTTTTGCCTGGATCACATAATTCTTCCAGCAACTTTTTTCCTTGCTTTATGGCTAGGTATCTTTCGTCAGGTAGTGTCATAATTGTTCTCCTTCGGAAGGGAACGGTTGTGTTCCCTTCCAATACCCTTTATTAGGCAGCTTTACTTTGCCTTGCACGGATCATTGCTAGAATGTCCTGTGCTTTATCGCTTGTTGGTGTTGTTGGAACTTTGACAGGCTGTGAGGCTGTTTCTGGTTCATCATCCCAAGGTGCTGATTCAGCTACGGGTGCGGTTGTGGCAGCAGTAGCTTGAACTGCTGTTACCTGTTCTTCCACCTTTGCACCTGCCGGTACTTCAAGACCATAAGGACGATAGTATGCACCCCAACGCTCTGCGTCATATGGGCGACCATCTACGCTTGCTTCAAACATTTCTTTGATTATGCGTAGTTCTGCTTCACCTGGCTTCTTAGGTAAGAAGTCAGCCAAATTGTATAGACCATGTGCTGCAATGGCTTCTTGTTCTGCCTCAGTGAGTGCAGATTCTTTACGACTCCATGTGCTAGTGCTATAGTCTGCGTAACCACCTTTGCTAGTTTTAGTGACACGGAAGTCAAGACCACGAACAAAGTCAGTTGGCATTTCTTCCATTTCAGGATCCATCAAACTAGATTTGATGATAGTAAAGATTTGTGGACTGATAATAAATCTACGAATCGGATTCGCAGGAGTCTTATCGTCACCTAGTGGGTTCTGGCGAACAAAACCTTGAAACAGATAACTACGTTTCTTCCAATACTTGTTTGCCATTTCTTTTAGAGATTCATCTTTATACCAAGGACGAACTTCTGCTAGAATAGGACAATTGTCACCATACATTTCTACGCATGGAACTTGTACTTGAATTTGTTTTACTGCTCCATCACCTTTGATACCATTGAATGGTAGTTTGATGATTTGACGCTCTACCCAAAAGAATGTGTTACTTGAATTACCGTCTGGTAGAAAACGAATAACAGCATTAGTGCCTTCGTCCATGTTCCAGTGTGGGTAGATTGCGTTATCTGATTGTTGTGTTGAACCAGTTGTTGATTTGTTTTCTTGCGCAGCAATACGTGCGCGGATTTCTGCTAAACTTGCCATAATATTTCCTTTGCCTTAAGTTGGTCTTTGTTGAGTATTCGCCACTCCCTATGAGTGACTGATAACATGATTATACATTAATATAATCAAGTTAACAAGAGTATTTATCCCTATTTAGGGAAAATAAAATTATTCTTTAGTTAAACCGGAAAGTTTTTTCATTCTAGCAATCATTGGGTCAACACTTTCAAACCCAACTGCGTAGCCTTTAAATGGATGTTGTTTTGGTTCTTTACCTAGCACTGGGCTTATGCTTTTTGCCTTTTTAGTAGGACCAAGTTGTTTGGCTTTATTTTGTTGTTTGTTTAATGATTCATCAACGTTTTGGTCTGTGCCTGCTTCTATTTCTTCCAAATACGCATCTAACATATTTTGTACATCTTCTAAATCCATATTGAGTGCCTCTGCAATTTCTGGATCACGATACCCTTCTATTGCAAGTTCAACCATTTTACTTATTAATTCTTCAGATGCTTCTTTATCACCTTCCATCATAGGAGGCATTGGCTGTTGAGGTGGCATCTCTGCTGCAGGTGCGGGTTCCGGAGCAGGCTGTGCTGGTGGAACTGTTGCTGCAGGAGAAGGAATTTCTACATCACCCTTCATAACCATTTTTATTTCATTTGCTAACTCATGAAAACTGTGGTCGTCATTACGTTGACACCAACTTAATATTACGTCACGTGCGTCTGCGTCTACATCAGTTGATGCCAACTCATCTAATTCACCAAACAAATCTTCATTTTCTAGATTATATTTTGATAAAACATTTTTAACATTTAATGCATCATCACCAACTGGTATTTCTTCTGCAAACTGTGCTGCTAAATCTTTTATTTGTAAATCAGTTTTTGGTTTTAATTTTTCGTTGATAACGTTATTAGTCCATTCTTCTAACTCATCAGCTTCATCAATTTTAGCAACTACTTTATGAATGCGAACTAAAACAGGCATCGCTCTTTCTATGCGAGGGTCAATGCTTGAACTCATAAACATTTCAGCTAAATCAGGTTGACCTATTCCCATATCTTCATTGAGTGTAGGTGTCCAATTTTCAAAGTATGTATTGTAACCACGTTTACCTGCTAACTTTTGTAATGATTCACGTAATTTGAAATAGTGTTCAACACCCTCATTAACTAAAACTTGTGTGCTTTCATTAAATTGACCGTTACGTGTAGCACGTACAAAACCTGCCATGTTAGTATATTCTTCAACTAAACTATGAATATGATTCCAACGTTCGTCATTTACTTTGCCACCTTCTGCAACATGTCTTGCATAAATTCTAGCGATACCTGGCTTTTTAGTGTTAAGTAAAAATCTTTCCCCGTCTACATTTTCTAAGTAAATTTTTTCAACGTTTCTGAAACGCTGCATTCCTTCTTCCATATTCTTGCTATGTTGGATCTTAATCTTAACATTAGGAACGCTGTCGTTTAAACTAATTCTTCTACCTACAGGATGATATCCTTCGTTTATATTTTTACTATCTTCACGCCTAGCCATTTCATCCTCTAAATTTTCAATATCATCACGTTCATAACCTAACTGATGATCATGTGCCCAATTCTTAATATATCTTGACACCTGATTAAATGACATGCCATCTTCGTTTTCACTATGATTAGGGCTACGTAAAACATCATCACCGACCCAAACTACTACATTTTTTTCAACTACAGCAGCATATACCTGACCGTAATCCACGTCATCCATTTTAAAACTAAATTTAAAAACGTCGGCCATTGAACTGACAGGAACGGGTTTCCCTGCAGAATTCAATCTAACAGGTCTAAACCCTTGGGTTTTTAGGAAGTTGTAAAGTTGGTCTTGTAATGATTCGTCATTTATGGGCATGTTGGTAATCTCATAATAATATGTATTTATCAGCCCAGTACTGCGTAGAAGGGCAACGGGGGCAGGAATTCATCATAGTCACGTATCTGTGATTCTAACTCACTTACGTAATTACCTAAGTCCTGAAGCATTCTAGTAACAAGTAGTGTAGCCATTACTAAATCGTCGGTTTCGCCTGATTTAGCTTTGTAGGAGCCTGCACTAGCTATGAAATTTTTCATTTCACTGACTAACGACTTGCTATGTATTTTCATTCTTTTAGATTCAACTAAATGCTTAAATTTAGCACAGGCAGCTAATTTAGACTTTTGTGTAGTATTATATCCCTTACGTTTTTTGACTCCGGTTTCTGTAAGAAAGGTACCTGATATGTTATGTTCACCGTATTCTTGTAGGGAAATAAGTGCAGCTTCTCCTATACTATTGTTTTCAATACTGTAATATATGTTATTTGGTTCTTTGGTAATATCAACAATATAATCTGTAATTTGTTTAAGTAATCTTATTTGTTCTGGGATCACAGTTTGGTTATGTTTCCATTCACCTACTTGCGTAGTTGTATTTGCTTCAAATATTTGTATTGCTGCAGGGTCACTTCCTGTACCTAAACTAGGATCAAGTGCTAATACGTAAATGTTACCTGGTGTTGGTTTTTTATACCAACGTATTTGACCTTGTTTATAAATGGGATCAACGCCTTCTAACTCAAATAATGCACTTGGACTTATCAATGTTTCATCTGCAATAATAAATTCACAATCCATTTCACGACGGAAACGATCAGTACCAAGTTGCGCCCGCATTTGTTCAGCCCATGTATCATCACGTTCAGGATGTTCTCTCCAAAATGCACGATACGCACGGAAACCATTAACACCAACATCAGTTTGATTTCCAAATTCATCTTCTGTTTTGTTTGCTTGTTTCCAAATTAATGCAAATTGGTCTTCGTCACTATTTGGGGTACTTGTAATAATTGCTTTACCACCAGTTGACAATGTAGGAGTAATGGATGTCCAAAACTCTTGTGCAATAGTAGGTCTAACGAATGCAAATTCGTCAAGATACAATAATGAGATAGAAAGACCACGACCTGTATTTTCAGTAGTTGTGGCACTTACTATACGACTTCCATTGTCAAAGTCAAGTGAACCTTTGTTGTAAGTCACAACCCCTGCTTTGATATGTAGAGGGCAGTTTTCATATGCATATCGTATACGCTGCATAATTTCTTGAGCACCAGTGTATTTGTGTGCAGCGACTAATATAGTGCTGTCAGGAACAAACATAGCATACCATAATAGATAACCAGCAGCACTAGTAGATTTACCCGTTTGTCGTGGCATAAGACTAATACTGAAGCGATACTTGTGATACGTTTCAATTAATCTTTTCTGATAGTCCCATGGATGATAAAGCATACTACCACGTGTTGGATGCTGGATGTAAAAGAAGTTATCCATAAAATACAGATAACCAGTTGCAGGGTCACTGCATTTTATAAAATCTTCTAGTTGCTGATCATTTGCAAAAACTGTTTTTGCATAAGGGGTTTTAATTAGTGTTGACAAACTCATGAAATTATTTATAAAATATTAAATTACATTTTTACAAAGTATTTCAATCTTCACTCCACGTTAAAGAACAGTCTGTGCGGCTTATACCGTTAGTACTTTGTACTGCAACACTGAGTTGACTGCCTGGTGGTATAGTAATACGATAGGCGCTGAGGTCAATATTGAATGTACCGTTAATGCCTACGATACCAGACCATATAGCAGTGTCTATAGTAAGATTAAATGTGCCAGTCACTATGCTGAAAACCTCGTTACAATAGTTGATGTTGTTGTATAGTTGTGGTACTGATAAACTAGTAGGGTCAAAAAATAGATACACATTTACTGGATCGGTTCCCTGTACGGACAAACTTAACTGTTTAACTATAGCCTCTTTGGCATTGATTACATAGTTACCGTTGTTGGCTCCTGCTAGTCCATTGGTAATTACAGAGTTTTTTATAGTCAAAACATGGTGTACAAGGTCTTTAGCTAAAGTAGTTTTACTAGTATGCTTGCTTCTAGTCAATTCATTTAAGAATATGGTTCCCTCTATGGCACCGTACATACTAGCACCAATCACTGTAAGGTTTGAAGTGTTAGTAGTGTTGACTGCGGCATAGGTTATCTTAAAGCTAGGATTGTCTATGTGAGGTACAACGTGTTGATTGGTATAATGTTCTCTATGTACGTAAATTAATATTCCTGACAATTGATCCTCAATAGCGTAGCTAATGGCTCCTACTCCTAACCATCGCATTCCTATTTGATAAACATTTAATTTAGTATGATCAAGATCCATGGCGCTTGGATTACGAATATCACCTGTGCCATCTAAACGATCCACATTCCAATCTTCTTGATAGGTCCAATAATCAGTTTGTGCCACACCAGCTTGTTTAACTTCAAATGTAGCGGTGGCATTGCCTGTACTGGTAAAACTAAATGTGCCATTCATCGGACCTAATGTGGGTGCTAACCATAACATGGCACCGTCTGTTTGTTGGAACAACCAACCACCATATCCGCCCACACGATTAGATATAGTTTGAATAGCAACCTCAGCACTAGTGTTCGCTAGTGTAACAGTGTAGGCAACACCATTTAATGTAATGGTAGCAGTCTGTGCGGCATTGGGTGCCACAGTCATAGTCATTAGGTAGATTGTAGCCTTGCCACCTGTACTACGACATACTCCAAATCGTGTGCCGTCAAAACCAAATGCCACACGATTCTCTTGATTGGCTAATCCAACAAATTGCAAACTGCCTGCTACACCAGTAGTAAAGGCTGCAGTAAATCTTGTAAGCACACCCTGCCCCGGACGGTAACGGATAAACCTCCTAGAGCGCAGTAGACCATAGCCTCCTTGTGTAGTTCCAGATTGAACACGAAATATCTGTGCGTTTGATCCAGCTGACGATCCTGTCCCATTGGTGTAAAGTTGTATAACGTCTGTAGTAGTTCCGTAGATAGCATCTAACTGAATAACAGCAGTAGGCGATATAGCTAGTGGTTCACCAAACGAACTTACTTGCCCTGCAACTTCCGGGCCTGCTAGTTTAGAAACAACACGAATCGTAGGTTTACCTGCAAGATCATACTCCATTGCTTTATGCAAGTTGAGTAGATTAGTTTCTTGAGGATGTATGTAATTTGTTGAATTTAGTCGTTGATCTAATCTTCCACTATGGTGCTCGGGAGTGTATAGTTGACCTGTATTTTCGCCTGCCATTTGTAATCCTTTATGGTCCTGGTGGAGTATCTACCCAAGGACGGCCTTCTATAAGACCCCCTGGATTAGGATTGTCAACAACTACATTGCCACTGTAGTATGTCGGCAATTCTGAAATATCATAATAAGGTCTACTATTACCTAATTCTAATCTTTCTAATTCTGACAGATCAAGTTTAGCAACCTGTCTATCTTCTAATGTTGTAAGCCTGGCTATTTTATTTGCTGTCCTTAGTTCTGAATCTTCTACTATATTATAACTT